TTCTTAGCGCGCCGACTGCCATCGGCAAGCCCGGTAGTACCTTTATCACCGGTAGTACCTTTATCTCCAGTATCACCTTTGGTACCATCAATTCCTTTTTCCCCTTTATCTCCGGTAGTACCCTTATCACCAATTTCACCTTTGTCTCCAGTGATTCCTTTTTCTCCTATCTCACCCTTGACTCCTATCTCACCTTTATCTCCTTTAGCACCTTCTTCTCCTTTGTCACCAGTGATACCTTTATCTCCAGTAATACCCTTATCTCCAGTAGTACCTTTTTCACCAGTATCTCCTTTAACACCTATTTCACCTTTAGCACCTTCTTCTCCCTTATCACCAGTAATACCTTTGTCTCCAGTTTCACCTTTAGCGCCAGTATCTCCTTTATCTCCTATCTCCCCTTTGACACCAACCTCACCTTTGATACCCTTTTCTCCTTGCTCACCCTTAGCACCTATCTCTCCTTTGATTCCTTTTTCACCAACCTCGCCTTTAGCGCCTGTGGTACCTTTAACCCCTTGATCTCCTTTAACGCCAATCTCTCCCTTTTGACCTTTAGGACCTATCTCACCCTTCTGACCTTTGGCACCAACAAGTTGAGTAACACTGCCAGGAGTTATTACCGCTGTTGTTTGAGGTGGAAGTGTTATATCGAAAACAAGTCCGCCTGCTTCTATTACTATGATTTCTACTTCAGCCATTAGGGTTCTTCTGAAATTTATGTTACGATGTCCTGCACTACTTCAAAGGTTCCATAGAACCAAGTCTCAACAGTGCCAGCAGATGTAAGTGTTGATTGAAAGCCATATACATATGTACCTGCTGGTACCTGCATATTAGCCGCTGTTATGGTTACCACGAGATTTCCATTGATATCTCCAGTAGCATCTATATCGCTATCGGCTATAACCAGTGGTCCATTGTCATATTCTCTAACTTCCATTTTAAAAGTGTATAGAGTAAGATCTAACTTCACACCATTCGAGGATGCTACAACAGAGTTTAAGATAAACGTGTCTCCACGACGCGTACAGATATTTAACTGTGCAGCGTTGTTCATATTTAAGTTTGTCGGGTTAGGACATGAACATGGACTATTTGAGCATCCGCAAGCCATATTACGATAGGGTTAAGTTTGTTATTACTTCTTCTTCCATTGGGGGTCTTTCTCCTTGACGTTGAGCAATTAATTTACTTTGAGCAGCAGCCTGCTTGTCTATACGAGCGTCTTTACGATTCTCTGATTCTGCTTGTTCTTGTTGCTTTACCCCACTCTCAATTTGTTGTTCAACAATACCGTACTCTCCTTTTATGTTTTCTAATTGAATCTTGTATTGATATTCAAGTTCCAACAGTTGTGCTTTTGCTTGTGTCTCTAATTGAATGCGCTGTGCTTCTATCTGAGCCTCCATTTGTTTTTTCTGCATTTCAATCTGACCTGCAACTTGTGCTGACTCTGCATTTGCCTGCGCTTGCATCTGCATATTTTGAGCCGCCATTTGTTGCTGCTGCTTCATACGCTTCTTGCGACGAACAACCAATAATCTTTCGGCTTGCTCAACATCCTTTATTTGTCTGATCGCAATAGCATCCTCAAGATCAATTTCTTTTTGAGCAAGTGCTATTTGAATGTTTTGTTCTAAATAGGCCTTGTCCATCTCGTTCATTTCTGTAACAACCATTACTCCGAAGTTGTACATAGATAGATTATCAAACGAGGTTATTACCGCCATATTTGTTTCTCCAATAGCATTAGTATATGCCTTGTAAAGAATACTTTTTGGTGGTATAATCTGTAAACATTTTACAACGTCTTCACAAACCTTTTTGTAAAGAACCATAGCAGCGTTAGTAATATCATATATAGCATTGTTACCTGCGGCTATTTGCTGCTGTCTAACGCCTACAAGAGCATCTCCTTTAGGTGATGTTCCATCCATGACCTCATTGATCCCTGTGGCGTCTCTAATCATCCTTAGATAGTGATTGTATATCGCAACCAATTCTGTGATGTTTCTGATAGCATTTCCTATTTCGCGAACCGGTGGGTTTTGGAATCCACCTTCTGGATTTTTACTTCTGTAATAGAAGATACCAGTTTGTTCGTATATGTCTTGAATCTCTAATGGCTGAAGTTCTCCGCCTCTACCAAGTTGTACATTCTCTAATCCCTCAATATCTATGATCAAACCATCAGGCTTTGCCTTAGCAATAGATTGTTGAATCTTGAGGTGTGTGATTTGTAACATATCAGCAAACCCAATAACAGAGGAAACCATTGACTTAGGAATCATTCCTCTAATGTTTGTTGCAATGGCGCTGTATGATAATGTAGCACGAGAAATATCGTGTACGTTCTTCGGTATGTTTTTCTTAGGGCCGTAGTTGAACATTAGTTCTGTGCCCACAATGTAAGTGCCCCCATATACAGTAGCGTTACTCATGTACATTGCTTCTCGATCGTATACAGATTGTTGAGGAGCGTTATACTCTGTCCCTTTGTAGTAAAAGCCTATGTTCCCATAAGCAGATTCTTTCTTCTCGTATATAATGTTGTCGACAGACATGAACTCAAAGTCCATAACTTCAACCTTGTACTCATCGTATCCCTGACGGTAACGTGTGCCTGGACGATCATAAGTATATCCAGAAGAACTAAATTGAGTCGGATTGTTTCCGTACTTGTTCATTACTGTCTTTGCAATCTGTTCGTATTGTGCTTCAGTAAACTGATCACCAGCAATACGCTTGAGTTCCATTATGGTGATGAACTTAAAGTGTCCGGCATATGTCAGGTCCCCAAAGTTCGGGTCATCAGTATAGTTATGGACAAACCGTTTTGCCATAATTAGGATCATTAGTACGTTTAGCCACAGCCATACCAAGAGTGGCCAAATCTTCAACACAACGGCGATATATAGATTCATTAAAATTGTTCCACTTGAGAGTCAGTTCAGTAGCAATCTGTGCAGATATCTCAGCGTCCGTTTTAATATTTGTATCAATAAATATTTCTGTTTCCTCTGGTGTTTCCGGTAGTTGATCGGGATCTATTGAAACATTTAAACCAAGGGCTTTGGCCTCTTCTATTATGTTACGGTTTTCAATACGTAAAATAGTAGCGGCTTTCTTTTTATCTTTTTCTGATCTGGAAAGAGGATCAATTGCCTGTATCTGAGGATAAGGTTCTTTAGATAATATTTTGTTTACAACAATCTTAACAAACTTTGGTACAATTGGAACAGGAGTGTAGTCAAGAGTTAATAGTGTTCCGTCTCCATTATTAGGGTCAAGAGAATTTAGAATCTGTCTGTATATAGACGTGTCTTGAGTTCCCTGGGCATAGTCTCTACAGCGTTCCATTTCTGCATTTCTTCTACCGTATAATGAATTTTGATAGTCACTCCCAACCCATTGAGCGAACATGGCCTTTGCGTATTGCAAGCCATAAGGCATAGACATCTTCTCCTCTGTGCCGGCTAAAGCATCTGGAAAGGAAGACTGTCCTGATTTATATTGGTTATCCATACTTGAGATTGCTACTTATGCAAATATACTTCTTATTATTTTCGTATAATTATCTGACCCTTCCTGAAGAATTGCTTCTTTTCGAAATCAGTTTTAACTTTAACAGGCTTATGTCCTTGAGCAGCAAGCAATGCCAAACCACTTGATATAGAAAGGTCATATTTAGTTCTGTCGTCTATCTTAAAATTAACCCAGTCTTCAAGGGTTCTTTCAAAATACATTTTTCCAAATTCAAGTGTGTCCTCATTTAGTCCAACATGATCATGGATGTAAGCCTCTATCGCTTGAGCATGAGCCTGTATGACATCTTTTGAATTCGATGGTATACCTTTTGTTTTAGTTTTAGTACTTTGGAATTTAGAACCTAAGTGCTCTGGTCTTTCCATTAAGAAGTGGTCGTAACCCCTTGTCTCAAAGTACCTTGCGATACCGTACTTATTGTTTTCAATTAACACAGGGTATCCATAAAACTTAGCAGCCATCAATACATCCTCATAAAATATTTTAGCAAGAGGAGGTCGCGAAGCATATTCAGCAACAAACATATTCGATGGGTGACCCATGTTGAATTTATTATAGAAGTGACAGGCGCCCTTTGATCCTCTGCCATCTACTGTTGCATCGATGTCATAACTATCCACACCGGCACATCCAAGCCAAGCGTTGTCGGGTTTGGTTTTGTTTCTCAAATCAGAAGGAGGCATCCATGCTACACGCCATCTTCCATTTGGATCAGGCTTAAACATAACTTCTGTGTCCTGCTTGCCGCCAGACCAAACAAAGTTTCCTACTACAATTGGAGAAGGATATAGATCATCATTGTATTCTATCTGTTCGTAAATCTTTTGCACATTAAACAGAGAGGCTTTGGCGCTGTCTCTAAATGCCTCTGCTTCAGTGAACGGGAACTGTCGTATTACCTCGTTGAGTTCATAAGAATCGTTTACCAGTGCTTTGCGTTCGTTCTTTAAGTAAGTCTTTGCTCCTATAGATATAGGCTCCTCAAACTCCGTGTAAACGGTTTTCTCTGGATCTTCGACCACTGGCATCCCATACTTATTGAAGAAGCCCTCAAGCGCATCGTAAGACGGTATAAAGACAGAGTACAGTCCGCTACGTGTTCGACCATTGTCGTTTCTTTCTCTTGGATCACTTGCGCTATATAAATCCCTGAACTGTTTACCGCCTCTATCAAGTGGATTAACAGTACTACCAACAAGAGCCTTACCTACAATTCTACGTCCAACTAACAAACAAGTACGCTGTATCCTCCAAGCCTCTCTTATGTCGTTCCCCTTTTCCCACTTACCTGCTTCGTCAAGATATAACATATGTAGTTTCTCACCATCATATGCATTTGTCGTAGTATTCTTCCAGTTTACAATTGTATTGAGTGCCTCACCAGAAGAAGCGGTCTTATTTTTCTTTGTGAT